AATCTTCTGAAATTGTTGCAAAAAAGACTATTCCTAAAAAAGAAGGAAAATGTTGGTTTGCAGAAGCAGGATGGCCTACAGGAGAATTAACAGAAGATTTTAAACCTATAATGACAGGCGGTTATATGCCTTGTGGTTGGAGAAGTTAATAATGCCCTATTACGATTATAGTTGTGAAAGTTGCAATCAAGAATTTGAAAAGAATCTGAAGATTGCAGAAAGAGAAAAACCAACACAAGAACCTTGTGAGAGTTGTGGCGGTAAAGTAAGAATGGTCTATGCAAAACCTCATATCGGTGATCCGTGGCATCATGCAGGAAAGAAAGTAGATGAGGGATTCAAGGATCGTTTAAGAGAAATAAAAAAGAGTCATTTACATTCTACTATCAATGTCTAATTTTCCTATATAAAATTAGAGTGAGAACACAATCTAACTCGTTAATCAGAAGGCTGTAGGGAAACATAATAGTTACCCAATCCCGATCTTCTGACAAGAAATTATGGGATGATTAACATCACAGTTGTAACGGAGAGGCCTAATAAGTCTCTCCGTTTTTTATAATGAAACAATTTAATTATGATCTTCTTGAGAATCGCAAGAAAGAATTAATACAAGACAATTCAGGCCCAGGCAGAGTGTATCATTCTCCTGACGGCACATTTCCTTCTATTACGAATCTACTCTATGAAATGATTTCCAAAAAGGGAATCGAAGAATGGAAAGAGAAGGTAGGAAAAGAAGCAGCACAAAAGATATCTACAAAAGCATCCAGAAGGGGAACACGGATTCATGGATATATCGAAAAGTATATGGAAGGCAATGAGAAGTATCTTGAGGGTGCTCCACCAGATCACATGGAACTTATTAATCTTGCAATTCCACAAATCAATAAAAAGATAGATAACATTCGTGGAATTGAATTAGGAATGTGGTCTGAAGGTTTAAAGGTTGCAGGAACATCGGATCTGATTGCAGATTACGAAGGAGAACTTGCAGTAATTGATTGGAAGACTGCAACTTATATCAAGAAAGAAGAATACATCATTTCATACATTCTACAAGGAACTGCATATTGTAGGATGATCTATGAGATGTATGGCCTACTTCCAAAAAAGATTGTAATATGTTCATTGATTCGTTTTGATCCTATGAAATACAATCCATTGATGGATGAAGACATTTATGTGGATTGGAAAGTGTTCAATCCACTTGATTACATTAGACAGTTGAAGTCTGTTTGTGATGCATTTCATTTTAAAAGAGGTACATAATATAAATATTTACAGATTATAGGAATTTGTTTGATGACCTAAGAGGGTATCTTGTAAGACATCGGTGCGATTCCGATCAGCTCCACCAAAGGATCATATGCAAAAAATAGGAATAGTAATAGTAGTTTCCTTGTTATTGTGGTGTGCAATTATCTACGCAGTAGTATATTTTGGAATAATATGATTCGTTGATGGGGCTGCAATAGAGTTCGATTATAAGTGAGAGTATTAGAGAGAACAAATAGGGTGATGACCAACATCACAAACATAATCGCAAACAACGCAGATTATACACCCGCATCTTCTTATGCACTTGCTGCATAGTAGATAGCCGAGTTAGAACTGAGGTTCGGGGGGAGTGGCTTGGGAACAGAACGACTTCCCCACTACAATTTTAAAAGGGTATAGAAAAATGACAACAAAAAAAGACAGATTAGGTGATGGTAAAATTAACACTGGCATCGAAATGATTGAAGACCAAGAAGAGAAATTATGGGAGCAAAATCCAATGGAAGCACTACGATATGAAAAGATTGAAACGAGAAAGAAACTGAATTGGATGGCAAGGTATGTCTTGTCGATGATTATAGTTTTAACTTTCTTGTTTTTAATATGGTTACTATTCTACGGAGCATTACCACAAGAGAGTCGCGATTTAGTGAATATCATGGTGGGTGCTTATGTTGCTGTCTTAGCCAAGGCAACTGATTACTGGTTCAAAGATAAAGATGATCCAGAACAGAAAGAAGGTGAGTCAGTAGGAAATGGTAACGAATTAACTTGACAATGTTGTCACAATTTGATATAATTATAAGATAAAACAATGGCAGAAGAACTTAATTTGTATACATCTGAACGTTACAATTCAGAAATTGAAGAAATAGTCGAAAGAACAAGTATGAGTTATTTGGATGCAATGCTGTATCATGCAGATGAAAATGGACTTGAATCGGAAACAGTCGCAGGACTCATTAATGTAAAAACAAAAACCAAATTAAGGGAAGAGGCTGAACAGTTGAACTTCATGCCAAAGACATCTAAACTCCCAATATGATATACCAAGTGACTCCTTATGAAGTGTACCAAAAATATCTGTCATTGAAACAGCACTTCAATAAGAAGAACTATGATTATTTTAAATTTCAAGGAAAGGTTCGAGCAAACGAATCATCTTTTGAAAAACGAAAAGACAAACATCACTTTATCCGTTTGTCAAAAATTTATAAGGATGAAGAACTCACTAAATTTTTTGTATCTAACTTTGTAAAGTCAAAAGATTTGTGGGTAGGGAATGCTACTTCACCAGAAGGTAGAAGTAACTATATTGCATGGAAGACAAAGATACAAAGTCTTCCATATGTATTTGAAAATGAATTAGAAGAAATGTTCGATGAGAACGAAAACTTCAATGACATTTTCAATGTTGAGGATGGTCAACATCCTCCAATAGTCCGTCATGTATTTGGCGAAGAAGTCTCATTGGAAACCTTTATTGTACTGGATTCCATTTTGAACTTCACCTCTAAATTCAATGAGAAAATAGAGGAAACAGTCATATGGCCGGAACTATATAGTATGATTAATAATTATGCTCCATTCGTGGTTGTGAATAAGCAGAAATATGTTGACATACTGAAAAAACAAGTAGAATTACATTATGCATAAAGTGGATAATCTGAAACACGTAGAACAAGGAGAATACGATGGCAAACTCATTTGCATCTCTCAAGAAAAGTCGGTCAAACGATCTTCAGAAACTTCAGTCAGAAGTGGAGAAGATCAACAATCCACAAAACAATTTTAGTCGAGAGGATGACCGCTTCTGGAAAGCGGAACTCGACAAGTCAGGTAATGGATATGCAGTTATCCGTTTCCTTCCCCCACCTAATGGTGAAGAAATGGCATGGGCCAAGATCTTCAATCATGGTTTCCAAGGCCCAGGCGGTTGGTACATCGAAAACTCTTTGACCACAATCGGTCAAAAAGATCCATTGGCAGAGTATAACTCTACCCTTTGGAATTCGGGTATCGAGGCGAACAAGGAGATCGCCCGTAAACAGAAACGTAGGTTGACCTACATCTCAAACATCTTTGTCGTTGAAGACAAAGCAAATCCTCAAAACGAAGGTAAGGTTTTCCTTTTCCGTTATGGAAAGAAGATCTTTGATAAGGTTAGTTCGATGGCTAATCCTGAGTTTGAGGATGAGTCACCAGTTGATGTATTCAACTTTTGGGATGGTGCGAACTTCAAGTTGAAGATTCGTAAGGTTGATGGTTTCTCAAACTATGACAAGTCGGAGTTTGTAACTCCTGCTCCTCTGTTTGAGGATGATACCAAGATGGAAGAGACTTGGAACTCACAACATTCTTTGACAGAATTTGTGGGTGAGGACAAGTTTAAGTCCTATGATGAGTTAAAGGCTCGTCTGGATGTTGTTCTTGGAAACGTTGCAACTCCTGCAATGTCTGCACCAACTACAGTTGAGTCAGTAGAAGTTCCTGTTGAAACAAGTTCTTCTTCTGGTTCTGAAGAAGAAAATCTTGACTACTTCAAACAGTTAGCAGAAGCATAGTCTTATGTGAAGGCTCCTGTACGAACAGTTCTATTTTCGTGCGGGAGTACTTGCCCGTGAGTAACCATTGGAGTGATAGTGGTGTTGCTCATGTTTGTTACACTATTGTCAATTACAGTTGATCCAGCTCCCATTCCAGCACCTCCACCAATTCCTAATCCTATTCTATCCATTGCACCTTGATTTAAAGATTGTCCAGATAAGGCACGTTCAATTCTGGAAATTTCTGCAGCCTCTAGAACTTCCTCGCCAGGATGTAAGGTTGCAAGTCCACCAGTTGCAATTTTACCACCAGTATATGTTTTTGGTGCAGCAGCAATTAACGCATCTCTTCTTTTTTTCATGTCTGCAACTTCTTTTTTCTTTGCATCAAGAGGATCTTGCCAATGCGCTTTAAAATTTGCTTCTGCGAATTCGGTAGATCTTCCTCTACTTCTTAATCTATCAAGTAGTTGATCATGACGTTTCTTAGCAAAATCATATCCTTTTTGTTTCTTTGCTAATTCATGCTCTGCTTCTTTAATTCCATACTTAGTTGACCAATCAGTTTCTTCAAGAGACATATTAAGTTCTTCTAATTCGGCTTTTCTTTCTGCTTCAGTTAAACCAAGTGAAGATGATTCTCTTTCTTTCAATTCTGCGGATACTGTTTCTTGATTTTGTTTTAATTGTTGTAATCGTCTTTTTCCCCCTGACCGCAATTTACCAGCTTTATCTAGTGCCTCTAATTGCTGAATCTCCATCTTATTTTTATCTTGTTTTACTTGTAATTCTTTTTTCCTTGTTTCTGCTGACTGTTTTTTATCATCTA